GGATTTTGAATATCTTCTTCTATATAATCAAAATAATGAGAAGTTAAACTAACTCCATCTTTCGTTCTTTCGTCAAATTTAATTGCTTGACCTCTCATCATAGCTGTCTCAAAATCAGCATCGCCAATACCAGTACCTTGACCCATATATGGGACAGGTTGATAGTAACTAGTGTTAAAATATTTACTCGAACCATTTTTATCATATTGCGATCGTTCAATGTTTTTTCTATTTTCAATCTCTTTTGCTTTTTCACTATCACACCACTCCAATAAGTCCCTTGTATCTAATAATCCAGGTTGCGACAATGGAGCATCTTCATAACATGATTTACCGTGATCAGGTGCAAACATTCCCATATTTGGGATTGTTTGATTAATATCGACCTTTTTCATTTGTTGGACTCTTGAATCTTCTTTTCTAAATCCAGTCGATGGAAATCGGACATCTTTTTTTTTATAATGTTCCCTGATATTAAAAATATCATCTGAAGTTATTTTGTATTTCATTTTAAGAAAACCTGGATCAACTCCTTTTCTTTTACATTTTTGAAGTTCATATAAATATTTTTTCAATCTATTATCCATTTACTTATAACAAAGATAAAAACTATAAATATCAAACGATGTCAAAGACTTAAACAGTAAACTATAATTTTATATAATTTATGGAAGAAGTTATCGAAAGTGCCGAAGAAGTTACGATAGAACAATTAGTTTCTAATTTATTTAATTTACCACCAAAAGAACCAAACAGTTGCCAATTATTATCATTTGAATCAGATACACCATATATATTCGAAATGTTAATTACATGTTTAATGGAATCTATTTCTATAAAATACGGAAGTCTTACTGATATAGATTTGGAAGATATAACTGAACAACATCTAGAAGCATTAAATCCATGGTTTCATAGTTTTGGTTTTTCATTACACGCATTTGTAATACAAAATGAACAAAAGCATATACATAATAATTATTACTGTAAAATTTTAATTAAAGATCAGACCGATTATAATTTTTTATTTAATGAACAAGGAATAACAAAAGACTACCATTTTATTTTGAATGGTAGTTTTTCAAATGAAGAAAATGAGTTAAAAAATATATATTGCATATTACAAAGAAAAAACACAATAATAAAAATCAACTTTGATTTCTTTTTATTCCAAAAAGCATTAACTGGTTTATTATAAATATATTTTTAAGAATAAAATCCCATTAGTAAAATAGTATTTGTTGGGATACATCTCACATAATAAAAAAATGATTGCATAAATATTGCAGGTAATGATCTATTCTCGTCAAATAGTAAATTATTATTAAAAGATATTTTCCTTTGATTTCCTTCGTCTAACGAAATATATGAACAATGTATTATATCTGATATTTTGATTCTTGTTCTATCATCACACATTTCAGTTAAAAAAAATTTATTGTTTAAAAATTTTATTTTTACATTTATTAGTTTATCTTTTATCGGCACAACTGATTTACCCGTGAATTTCGGAATTACTAATTGCGAAATTGACGTACTTACTAATTGTTTAATAAGACTAGATATTTGTACACCAGTTATATTTAAGTTTTCTATTTTAGGCATTATCATACCAAATGAAGTCACCTCGTCTTCGTAAGGTAGTTCTAAAATCTTAAAAGTTTTATCTTCAAAATAATCTAACACGATATTTTTCATTTTCATGATTTTTACTTTTCTTGGTAGAAATCCATTAAAAATTGATGTTCCAGTTTGTTTTTTGTCAAATGGAAATTTCCACGAGCTATTAAATTTAGAAATATTTAGTACCAATATATTATTATTCTTTGAAAACATTTTTTCGTTTACAATATTTGTTTGTTCATTTACGGCTTGAGATATAAAATTATTTATTCTACCAATATATTTAGAAGGAGATTTCCAATTTATACCGAGGACTTTCACATTCGGAAATCTTTTTTTAGATATTCTTAGTTTATTTGATACAACATAAATAGTAGTTATTTCAAATATGGGACTGATTATTTTATTTAATTTCATTGTTTCTTCAAATACAATATTATCATCTGAAAATCCAAAATATTGTTGCATTTCTCTTACATTTCTATCAGCTGTACCCAGATACATTGATAAAATAAAATATATAATTCCCAATGGCGATAAACAATATTGATCTACTAACGCAGAATTATTTTTAAATGAGTAGGATAGTACACCAGTAAATTTACAAACTATATCTGATATATTGTTCGTAGGTTTTTTTGAATTTAAATCAAAAGGGAAATAGTATTTTGACATATCATTTTCATCAAGAACTTTTTTCTTTCTATCTGTGTCCAATGACCATCTGGCGGGCATCCCTTTAATATTTAAATTATGCGACATAGCCGTTGGTGAAATTTCACCAGGTAATATAAATGGTTTATCTGTATTATTCTCTACATCAATTGTTTTAGAATGTACATTAAACAATTGACTTCTTTCCAATAGTCTATTATCAATAGCTTTTGAATGTGAAATGTTCATATACATGACCAAAAATTCTATATATGTACATCTTATTTTACTTGATTAATACAAACGAACAACAAATAAAATAAAAAATTGATCATATAATGTTATCATACTGTATATTATTAATCAATTGACAAAAAATGAATTGGGAAGTAAAAAATACAGTATTAATAGGATCGTATAAATGCAAAAAAAAAAATAGTAAAAAGAAATTACCTACAGCAGGGTTTGATCTTGATGATACAATAGTACGAACAAAATCTAAAAAAACTTTTTCTATTGACGAAAATGATTGGATACTTTTTTCTGATAATGTAACTAAAAAATTAAAAAATATATCTAAAACACATAACTTGATATTTATAACAAATCAAAAAGGAATCAAAAAACCTGAAAAGATGGAAACGTTTAAAAAAAAATTAGATAATATAGTTGAACATTTAAAACTACCAATTACAGTATATGCCAGCATAAAAGATGATTTATTCAGAAAACCAAGGATCGGAATATGGTCTAAATATATAGGAAATGTTATTGAGAATTCTTTTTATTGTGGTGATGCGGCTGGACGATTTGATAAAAAATTAAAAGAAAAAGATTTTGCAGATACAGATAGAAAATTTGCTATTAATTTAGGTATTAAATTTTATACACCAGAAGAATTTTTTGACGAAGGAAAAGAAGAAAAATATACTCTAATATATCCGAATCTGAAAGGTTTATCAAAAATAAAATCTGATATATTTGTACCGTCATCGAAACAAGAAGTTATAATAAACGTAGGATGTCCAGGATCAGGAAAAACACATTATACTAAAAACAATATGTTAAAATTTAAATACGTTCATATTAATCAGGACACACTAAAAACTGCTAATGCATGTATAACAGCATTGAAAAAAGCCATGAAAGATGGTAATAGTGCAGTTATTGATAATACAAATCCGTCCAAGGATGTAAGAAATAAATATTTATCAATAGCTAAAAGTTTTAATGTTCCGTGTAGATGTATATGTTTTAAAGTTCCGAGGGATATTGCTCACCATAGAGCTTGGTATAGAAGCTGGATAAGTGGTGGAAAATCAAAACCTATTCCTATGATTGTATATCATGTTTTTAATAAAAAATACGAAGATCCTACATTAAAAGAAGGATTTACAGAAATTTTAAATGTTGATCCTATCAAAAAATTAGACAAAGAGGAAATATACGATTATTACAATTACTACTATTAGTTTATTTGTCAAATATTTTATATAAATACTATTATATAAAATGAAATTTAGACTTATTCAGCCGTCTGATTACGATAAAAGATACTTTGATTTATTAAAACAATTGACAGTAGTTGAACCAAGTAAAATTAATAAAAGTTTATTCAATGATCAACTTAAAATAATTTCACAGAATGGTATCGAAATTTATGTTATTGAAGATAACTCAACGATTATAGCATCTGGTAGTTTATTAATTGAACCAAAAATAATCCATGGATTAGGATTAGTTGGGCACATTGAGGATATTGTTGTCGATAAAAAACAAAGAGGAAAAGGTTTAGGTGGAAAAATAATTAAATTTTTGGTTAATTTATCTAAAACAAAAGGATGTTATAAAGTTATTTTAAATTGTTCAAATGAAAATATAAAATTTTATGAAAAAAATGGATTTACTAAATGTGAGAACGAGATGACTATAAAATTTTAACTTGAATTATTTTTTATTACTTTCAAATATGATATTTTGTTTTTAAGGTTAGAGTTACTCCATATATCATGTATGGTATATCCATTTGTAACATCCACACTGTTTGCGCTATTAAATTTCAGAGTTATGCTACTATTTTCAGACATCTCATTTTTATTAAGTAAATTCACTTTAGCAGTATATCCTTTTCTGATAATTATAATATCAATTTGATTGTTCCAAGTTGAATCTATAGTGTTTAAATATGGTATTTCACAAGGAGCGAAATAATATATTTGTTTTTTTTTATTACCTATTTGCGGTAATCCAGTAATTTTTTCCCATCCAGTTCCAAAAAAGTCGTCTATATTCGCAAGAATAATACCAACACCAGTACCTATTGGTCCAGGCCAATTATTTCTAAATATTATGTCTTTTCCATATATATCTTTGTACACATTCATAGATTTTTTTACTGTAGCAGTACCATCAGTACTTATATTGCCTTTAACATTAAGATTTCCTTCGATTGTAAGATTTCCATCTTCGTTAATAGTTTTGGCTATTACTGCCAAATTTTTTATTGAATTTTTTAATTGAACATCTGTATTATCTAGCGGTTCAATCATATTTTTCCATATTATTAAACTAGTCAACAGCAACAACCAAAATATTACGACTATATCTATCACTCTCATATTTTTAAACATATTTATTATATATATATATACGTATATAATAAATTTATTATTATTTTATTAATTTATATCGACAGCCAAAGAATCATTCACACCTTCGACGAAATTTGCAAATTTTTCTTTATTTGTCATTCCTGGTTTATACACCAAGTCCAAAAATTTCTCTCTGTCTTTAATTCCATTGACATCTTGAGGTTTCATGAAAAAACGATCAGACACATATGGTTCCCATAAATCCTCAAACGCATAAAATAATCGTTTGTCTAATTCTTTTTTTTTATAATCTACTGTGTCACCATATACAGCAAAATTATTATATTCAACAGGTGTATCTTTGTTCAATGTATCATTTTCTGAAAGTTTTTGTGGTTTTTTAATAGGTTTTGTTGAAGATATTTCACTTATTTGTGGTGCTACAGACGGCAAAGAATGAACTGTAGTAATACTTGGTGCAATACTTGGTGCAACTGAACTAATTATGCTATCAATATCTTCGTTGCAATCATCTCCATTATCATTATAATTATCAACCGAAAGTATTTCTTTCACATTTGTATTTGGTGTAAAATTTTCATTTTCATGTTCATTTTCATTGCCATTTTCATAATTTGTGTTATATATAAAAATTATCAAGAAAATGGCACCTACGGACAAATAAGTCCACTGACTTTCTTTATTTAAAATAAAATTAATTATTAGTGATATTATTGCTAATCTTGTCAACGAATTAAATTGTTCTATTTTTGTCATTGACGAAGTTGGAAAAATATCTTTATACTTTCCTTTTTCATAAAGAGTACATATATTAGATGTCCAAAACTTATCTTTCATGAACTATATATATACTTATCAAAAAAATATTATGGGCAGAACTTGTAAATTTAAATCTAATTACATGATAAATGATTTAATATTTTTCTTTTTGATTTTTAGCAAAAAATAGTAATAGTCAAATTAGTAACATATACGACATTTCATCAAAACAAATTAATACTATTTTGTTATTTATAAATATAGATTTATAAATAATTTTCAATCATAAAAAACTTTAATTAAACATCGCTTTCTTCACTACTTTCTTCCTCGCCTGAATCGACATCTGATTCCTCATCGGATTCTCCTTCAGATTCTCCTTCATTATCATTATCATTATTATCATCATCATTTTCATCGTCCGAATTTGTATCTCCGTTTTCTTGTCTTTCCTTCATATTTTTTAATTTTTTTATTTCAGCCATTTGTCTCATCATTTGCATTTTTTTTAAATCCTCCATTTGCTTAGTATACAACATATTTTGTAACTCTTGTAATTGTTTGTTAGGATCTACAACTGTTTGTTGTGTATTTGCTTGTACATGTGTTTGTTGTGGTGATTGAACCTGTACTGTTGGTTGTATTGTCTGGGTAGTTGGTAATTCTTCGACATCGGATTTTTTTTGCCCCATAACATGATTTTTCGCTTTTGTGGAATGACTTATCATATAATCTATAATCGATATCATACTGTCATCAGTATTTTTGTTCCAATCTCCTTCGGCCAAAGCTTGTATCGTTTTTGAAAGATGTATCAACAAATATTTACTAATATCATTTAATGTTGCATCTCTTTCTTGATGTTGTACTGGTGGTTGTACTGGCGCTGGTGCTGGTGGTTGTACTGGCGCTGGTGCTGGTGGTTGTACTGGTGGTTGTACTGGTGGTTGTACTGGTGGTTGTACTGGTGGTTGTACTGGTGGTTGTACTGGTGGTTGTACTGGTGGTTGTACTGGTGCTGATACTTGTACATTTTGTTGAGAACTTATGTACGTAATTGATTCTTTTATTTTATTTTCTATTTCGTCCGGTTTAGCTCCTACGACCGTATGTATTTCTTGTTTATCATGCATATATGCAAATCTAGGAATACTTTTGATAACTCTCAAAAATTGATTATTTTTATCATCAAATGTATCTTTATCGACATATCCGAAAAAACATTGTGGGTATCTTTTGGATAATTCTATAAATTTAGGTTTAATCGCTTGGCACGGAGGACAATCCGGAGACGAAAACATTATAACGCATAATTGTCTATGGCGTTCAACTAAAAAAGCCACCAAATCCTTAGCCGATTCTATTTTGAAAAGGTTGTTCATAATATTTTTCTATATTATGTACAACTTTTATTAATTGATAAAATCAACCGCATCAAAAATCAATTTTTTATATTTTCTTTCGGTTGCGTCTTTTTTTCTTTTTTTTATTTTTTGAAACTTTATTTGGTTGAATATTTTCAACTGGATTTTCTAATTCTACCGGATTAGTTTCATCAACTGATTCTTTATTAGCATTAGCATTAGCATTTTGTAATTCATTTATTTGATTAAATAAGTTTTGTGGATTGAATGCTTCTGGTAATTCCTCTCCTTCCGGTACACATTTTTTAGCAAGATTTGTTGTTGAACCAAGAAGTTGATTTATATCGATTGGTGTTTTATCCATTTGAGGTTTCATATCTTTGGCGATTTTTTCTGCTATTCCGAACAAACTTTGCAACGGATTTTTACTTTTAAAATCAGCATTTTTAATTTCTGATGTAAAACTTGATAACATTTTATTTACAAAATTTTTAGTGTTTTTGTCTTTAATATTAAGTTGTTTATCTAAATCTTTTACAACTTCATCTAATTTTTCACCTTTCATTTCGTCTAACACCTGCGATAATCCATCCATTCCCAAACCACCTCCACCTTCTTTCGGTATTTCTCCAGAAAACATTTCGTTAACACCAAATTTTCCATCTGAGACACCACCAATACCCTCAAAATAGTTAGGTTCTTGTTTAATTTTTTCTTCTTCTGGTTCATTAGAACTAAATAAAGTATCTAAAAGAGACGCACCTTTTTTCTCTGCTTTCTTTTTTTCTCTTTTTATTTTTAATTCTAATTCTTGTTTTTTTATTTTTTTATTCAATTCTTTCAAACAATTTTGTTCTGCTTCAACCATTCCACCAGTTAACAGCAAAATTTGTAAATGTACCCAAACTCTATCATATACTGTATTATCCATTTTTTCCCATATTGACGACAGGTTTATTCCAGGAAAAATAATCATTTGCTCATTGAAAATACAATCATCCTTCATCTGAATTTCATCTTTCTTTTTTGACAAAGCCCCGTATATTTCATCAAATATTGTTTTACCATCCAATCCAGAATATACATCTAATACATTTTTTACAAACTCATCTTTGGAGCCAGAATAGATTTCATTCAAAAAATCTCTGGATCGATCTACGAATTGAACCAAATTTGCTTCCAATTTATCACTTGTATTATAACTCATTCTATATTTATTATTTATAATTTAGATTTTGTTATATGACCGCATTATATGAAAAAACAAAATCTAAATTTGATAGAATTTGTTCAAAATTACGTGTAACACATAACAAAATATTGTTGAGTATATTGAGCTAAAATTTTCATATATTGTATTATAATTTGCTTATTTGCAGGTACTAATTTTCCCCATAATTTTTTAAATTCCAAAGACTCAACCATCACATCCGCTTTTATTTCCCCTTTCCCATCATACCGTTGAGATATAAAAAATTTATCGTTTCCTTCATCTATTTCATCCTTATATGGCAATATATGAATGACAAATATCTCAATTACTTTGATGGGATCATCTCTAACTGTTGTTAATATTTTTACTAAATGTTTACCAACCAATGACTCTGGGTCAATTTTAGCAATATTTCTTAACAAATCACAAAACAAATCATTAAATGATGTTACTATTTCTTGAGTTTGAGTGTTCATGTAATTATCTATATATTTTTATAAGTATATTTTTAAGTCCAAATAAACGTGGTGTGGCAAAGCCAACCAAAGATTTTTAAAATTAATTTATATACATCTTACTTATTTTCATCATCATTACCAAAAATACCAAATGGACTAGAAGGAGACCAATTCTTATTAATTTCTTTTAAAGACCCAATTACATATATTATTATTAGTATAAGTAGCCCTAATACTATCCATGTACTATAATGGACATGTTTTTTTGGCGGTATATCTACAATATCAATTGGTCCATGTAATATTCCATAAAACGGAATTACTTTTGGCGGAGTCATTTTTATATTTCCAGTACTGCCTCTTTTATTACTCATCTCAATATATATTACACGATATTTTTATCTTTGGTAAAATTTCGTATTATTGATATTTCTTTTTTATATGTACCTGGTGTTTCCAAAATTATAGGTATTTTATGTTTATTTGCCAAGCATGCAAATGCCCTAATACCTTCCCATCCAATATACCCATCTCCTAACGAAACATGTGCATCAACTTTTGATCCCAATTTATATTTACTGTCATTCAAATGAATCAATCCAACATTTATCCATCCAATATATTTGTCAATCAATTTATAAAACAAATTTACTTTTTTATTTGTTCTAATGTCGTACCCCGCAGAAAAAATATGACATGTGTCAATACAAATTTTAATTCTATTTGATACATCATTCGGAAAATTTTCTAATATTTTTTTGTAAAAATTTCCAAAAGATTCTATATTCCAACATATTTCTGTTCCTTGTCCAGCTGGAGTTTCAAGTAATAACATTGTTTTTTTATTTTTTGTTTTATTTAATATGTACAGTAAAGATGTATACATATTATTTAATGCAATATTTACATCCAAATCTTTTCTTTTTCCCATATGTACAACAATTCCATACGGATTTATTCTTTTTGCAATATTAAATTCGTGTATTGATAATCTTATCCACCAACTAAATTCATCCCAATTTCTTGCTAAATTAATTATATATGAACCATGAACAATTATTTTTATTTTATCTTTATTATTATCATAATATTTCAAATCATTACTACTAAATGGTAATTTTGCATATGACACAGATTTTGTAATAAACATTTGAATATACCCACATTTTAATTTAATAGCTTCTTCTATTTTTTTTCTAATTTTACCATTTCCATTTGATCTAATATGAAATCCAATAATACTATTTGACATCTATATATGGATGTTGGAAATTATTTAGTACCAATCAAAAAATTGATAATAACAAGTTATGATACTTAAAAAAGTATTATGTATAATAAATAATATGTTCCTCATAGATAAATATGCACCTTTGACTAAAGATAAGGTTTATTTTCATAAAAAAATAATTGAAAAACTAGATGTAATGAGTAAAGATAGTTCTATACCTCATCTAATTTTTTATGGCCCAAGAGGATCAGGTAAAAAAACATTTATTAAAATACTTTTGGGATTATTATTTGACGAAAGAGTACATAAAATAAGAAATGTAGTGTATAAAGTCGCGGGAAGTGGTAATTCATCTACAGATGTTATAATAAAACAAAGTCCATTTCACATAGAAATTAATCCAAATAATAATAATTTTGATAGATATATTATACAAGACGTTGTAAAAAAATATGCAATGCGAAAACCTCTAATAAAATCAAAAAATGATTTTAAAATAGTGTTAATTAACAACGTTGATCGTTTGCCTTATTATGCTCAAACATCACTAAGAAGAACAATCGAGAATTATTCGCATATTTGTAGATTTGTTATGTGGTGTAGATCATTGTCAAGTGTTATATACCCACTTAGAAGTCGATGTTTTTGCTTTAGAGTTCCATCACCAAAATATTCTGATCTATTCAAATATGTATATACAATCAGTATGAAGGAAGGTCTCACACTATCACTTGAAGAATTAACAGAAATTATAGATACATCAAACGGTAATATCAAAAAAGCATTATGGGCATTAAGTTTAAAAAAATATAATAACTCAATGAAATCGTCATATGATTTAGCTTTGGAAAGTTTAATGAAACTTCTAATGAGTTGTTCTATATGTGTAATTCCAAATATTAGAAAGGTTTTGTACAATATTATGATAACTAACATCGAAGGATCATTGATAATAAAAGATATTACCAACAAAATGATAAATAAATTTAATTTTTCATCGGAAAATATGTGTAAACTAATTGATATTGCGACATATTACGAATACAAAATGGTTCACGGTCGAAGGGAAATTATACATTTAGATGCATTTATGATATCTTTATTGCAATTTTTTCTTGAATTAAAAAAAGAAAAAGAAAATAAAAAAATAAAATAATTTATAAATCTCTAAAAAGTTCTCGCGCATCACTAATTGTATATCCATTTTCAATTTCATCTTTAGTTGGCAAAATCCTTTCATCTGGATCTATTGTTGCCGCTGATTCTCTTGCCATTTTTTCTTTATCGCTCTGAATAGCTTCTAATATATTATCTCTATCAAACTGATCCATTTCTGGTGCTTTATCATAATCATCGAATGCAAAATAACTTGGGGAACCAGATGTTAATATATTTTGTGTTTTAGTTAAAAAACCAAGTATGTAATGATTTCCAAAACGATATGTTTTGCCGTTTTTGACATTTACTTGTACAACCATTTGATCAACTATATTTTCTTTTGATATAACAATTGTTATTTCGTACATTTCGTCTTTTTTTGTTTTTAATAATTTTGCAGATGTAACTTCTGCTAATTCAATCAAACTCTTTTTATTTGTTTGTCCAAATGGAACAGACAATGAAGAATATTCGACATCAAAACCAGATGGCGATGAAATTGGTATTCTAGAATGTTTTTGACTGATGGAATTAATTTTATCAACTATATATTTTCCTAATTTATTTGCTTCTTTTTTTTCCACAATAATTGAATCAACTTCAAGATTGTGTTGATTAAATGTTAATTTCTCTTTTGTTATATCAGATATTATTGAAATAATATCTTGAAAATCTGTATGAAATTGTTGTTCTCTAAAATGTGGGTTTATAGGTATATTTTTAATATGATTTGTTTTAAATAATTTTTTGAAGTTAGGATCTAGCTTAAATGGTTTTTCGTTAGAATTATTTTTTACAGATGTATTGATAATATTTTGAGTTTTAATAGTACCAGAAGTATTTTTTTTATTTTTACCAACTAATGTATAAATTAAAATCACAATTCCAATACCTAAAACTATATTTAAATAAGGATAATCTTCCATTGTATATATTATTGTGTATATTTTTTTTGGCTGTTTAGACAAAAATAATATTTTACTTAATAATTTATTACATCTCATAATCGACCTCATAATCCATTTCAGTATCAACATCCAATGCCTGTGATTCTTCAATATCATCTAGTTTTTGATCGATTTGTTCTTGTGTTTCTTCCGTGTCATCCTTGTACTCACTATATATGCCTTCCGTATTATCTAATCCGTGACCTTTTTCTTTCACATCGTAAAGATATCCTTTAGATTTCAGTATATACGAAAATCTCTTCATTTCTAAAACATTGTTCATATCTTCCTCATTTATAGATTCAAAGGAATGGTTAATCAAATCCAATATTAAATATGCCAAATTTGTTTTTGTTACTTTGTTATCATTTGCTTTCAACAAAAACGACATTTGATCGATAATATAAAACAACAATAAATTTCCGTATGGGTCATATTCCATCAAATCTTTTATCGGTAAATATTTAGCAGTAATATCCACATTAATTGTTTTATTTGGGAATTTATGATGTAATCTATCGTTAATTACTTTCCAGTCATTACCAAACTGTTGTAAAGATGTCGTAATATCGAATGATCCCATTTTCTTTTTATATTTATCGAAAAGTTTAACTTCTTCTGGTCTCTCAAAAGGAATTTCCAAACTTCCTTTTCCGTATTTTAAATTATTTACAAATCTCAACATGAAATTAAATATTTGTTTTAGAACAAGTGTTCTTTTTCTATTAATATTACTTATTACTAATTTCATTATTACGTCTTCAGTTTTTACAAATTGTTCCATTTTTTTAATTCTTTCATCAATATTGATATAATGTGAGTTATACCCAAATGATTTCAACCTATCAGATACACTATAATTTATTTTCAGATATAGATCTTTATTCGGAGCCTTAACGTAATCTTTTCTTGGTTCTTTGTATCCAAGATATCTTAAAGAAACTGCTTCATAAAACACATCAACATCTCCCTCTTGAGCATTTGTATAATAAAACACATCTATTTTATAATGTGGATGATTTGCTTTAAATTTAATTTTTTTCTCGTTTTCTTGTACTATAATCGGAGGATTTAGTTTGTATCCCATGTAATTATGATCTATGATAAATGTATTTTTATCCAAATATATATTTTTTCTGCCAATGTTAACATTTTTTCCAATTATATGTGTTATGTCTTCTACGAATTTATTCAAAAACCAATAGTAATCTCCTTTATGACGTTTTCCTTTTATATATTTTTTCTTAATTTCTGATAAAATTTCTTTACTTTGTTTTTGTCGTTCTGTTTCTTTATTTTCACTTGTTTGTTTTTTGGATACCAATAGATTATTTTTACTTTTTTTGAATTTGACAACATTCCTGTATAATTCTTCTAATTTATTTGGTGTAAATTTTTCTATTTCTTTGTGTTTACATTTAGTACAAACATTACAGTTAGCTTCCTTACCATAAATATATAAATGGAAATCACCATCCAAACAATATTTTTCTGCTATTTTTTGTAAAAGAATATATCTATAATTTTTAGTTAAAAGATTAGTCAGTTGTTCGTCATAAATTAAATTATCACCAGACACATTACAATTCGAACATACAAAAGTTTTTCCTTTTGATACCCATTTGTGGAATTTGCCATCTTTACAATTTGTGATATTATTTATTTTCAAATATTTTTCTTCTTTTACCTCTGCCTGTGGAACGTATATTCTTGGTATTGTCCATTTCGGATATTCTACTTTAACATTTGGAAATTTTTGTTTGTATTTTCCTTTAATTTTTATTGAAGGAATTGCTGATATCTTTTTATCTCTAATAGCTTTTGCTTTTAGCACCTTAGATGTATCATCTCTTCTTATTTTTTCCAATATCTTCTCATTTTTAAATAATGAATTTAATTTTAAGAAAAATTTGGTTGATATAACTTCATAAATATGGGATTTATTTTGAACAGATTCGCTTAATTCGAAAGATCCGTTAATCATATCGACAAAAGTATGAATAAAAATCTTAGGAACAGTCAACATAAATTTTTTCGGATCAGTTGATGGCGAAACCCAAACTTTATATTTGGCAATTAAACAAGCCATAAAATACAACAAATAACATAAAACCTTATAATTGGTAATATCGTCTAAATCTCCGCTAGTATTTTTATGAATTTTCAGTCCTTTAAAAAGAGAAAAGCCATATTTTTCAAACCAATAGTAGTTACATGTTTTATCTCCACCCATATATCCAATTTGGCTTTCATTTAGTTCAAGAATCATAAATAATACAATATATACCAAAATATTATTGAATTTAATGTGTTTGTAATAATCTTTGTCTTTGCTCGAATACATAAAAATGTTATTGTCTAATCCAAATACGAAAAAGTTAGATAGTTCTTTACTAATTCCATATTTTTTACCTAATGTATTGATTCTACTTTCGTAAACACCTTTCATATATTTGTTATGTATTTTGACGAAATCTATTGTAGATTTAATAATAGCTTTTCTTCTCCATTTGACAGCAACAGATGTACCAGCATATACAGGAATATTGGCAATGGATGCCAATCTTTCAACTATCTTATCTACATTACGTATTGTTGGTTTATATTTTGCATATTCTGGAATATCTTCCAACGGAACTTCCATCGGTACATTAAAAATAACAAACTTACCTTTTTCGTCATTATATTCTCCATCCAAAACATACTTTTTAATATCAAGTTGATATCCGCAACTTTTACAGACATATTCTTGCTCTTGGTTTATTACCGCATATTGTTGCATAAACGTATACAATAAATCATTAAATTGTTGTGGACTATCTCTTTTTAAAGAGATTAAATGTCTCCACGATATATTATGCTGACATACTGCATCGGCTAAAACCAAATCTTCTTCGAAAATATCTTTTTTCAATAGGTGTTTTTCTGGGTTTACATTTAATATATTATCCTTTGATCTATCAATCATGTCAACAAATGGGAGTTCAACAACATCTCCAGTTATACCAGGAATATTTCTTTCTTTCTTTTTTAAATCTTCACTATTTAATTCAATACCGAATGTTTCATATATTAATTTGGATATTGTCGCATAAACATCAGAATTTTTTTTTATGTGGATATCGTGTTTGCTATAATTTTCTAACATTCTAAATCCTTCTGAAATCCTAAACGGTTTACGTTTATCCAATTTAGTGTAAAGCTGTTTGAACATTATATTCATTACATCATCATATAATTTACCTATCATAGTTTTAATATATTCTTGATTTGTGAATTTGTTTAATTGTTCATACGATTTTAAAGCTATTTTATCACTGTTCATATCAAATATCCAATATCTGTCGTGAGCTACTCTGTTTGTATAAAATTT